GGGTTCTGCGCCTGGTACTGCTTGGCGCGGGAATAGAGCTCGGCGCGGCCGGCGTCGACGATGGTGCCGGCCGGCGCGGCAAACGCCACGGCATCGGTGATCGTGTCGGCGCCGGATTTCTCGGCGTAGTTGATCTGCTTGGGCAGGCTGTCCAGCAGCTCGCGCAGCACCTCGGCGCCGGGCTTCTTGACCGTGCCATCGGCCGCGGCGAATTCCAGCGGCTTGTCCGGCGCGAACGCCATCAGCAGTTCCACCACCGGCTCCTTGTGGCGCGGCAGCAGCTTGCCGTCGGTGACCAGCTGGGCGGCGAAGCTGACGGCCGCGGTGCGGCGGTCGGCGGTTTCGCGGTCGGCGATGGCTTTCTCGCGCGCCTCGATGTCGGTCTGGCGGGTGTTGAGGCCGGCTTCGCGCGCGGCGAAATCAGCGGCCTGCTGGGTCTCGGACATATCGGTCTCCAGGGTGGTGCCGGCATTGGCCGGCGCGGCATAAGCGGGGGCGGCAATGGCGTCGTCTTCCGTCGACATGTCGTCGAGGGAACGCAACTGCCACTGCGGAATGATCTGGTCGGCTTTCTCGGCGCCCTGCGTCTCGACGAACCAGTCGCGTACGCGCTGCAGGATGTCGACCATGCTGCGGCCCAGGTAGCTGGCGGGCATGGCGAACTCCACGGCGGCGCCGCCATCGGCGAACTGCGCATCGCGCAGGCCGGTCACGGCCGGCGCGGCCGCGCCGAGGAAACCGATGTGGCGCAAGTACATCTTGCCGGGCGTCGGATTGCCGGGCGTGTCGGGCAGGAAGATGGACGCGCTGCGCTTCTTGTAGCGACCGGCATTGACCAACGCGGCGAATTGCGCGTCGACCTGGTGCGGCTCGGCGTACAGCATGTCGCCCTCGGCGCGCAGCGACTTCGCCCAGCCGTACGCTGGGGCGTTGAGCTGCGGGTGGCCCACGACCATCGGCGCCTCGGACAGCGCGGGGTCGTAGCTGCTGGCGATCTGTGCAATGTCGGCCGCACTGAACTCCAACGTGCGTCCGTCCACGGCGACATGCGTGCCAGCGCGGAAGATCTCGATAAGGCCGGGGGCGTTCTTCATGGCGCCATCGTCATCGCGACGGCGGCGCGGGTCATTGGCCCTGGTTCAAAACTTCCGGCTGATCACTTTCTCGCGCGCGCGAGCGCAGGTCGCGGCGGCACCGTCAGCGGATATTTTCTCGGCGCTCCGACGACACGCCGCCGAAGCAGCCCGCGAACGCCCGCAAAGTGCTGTCTGACACCAACGCGGGGTGATGGATGCAATGGTCATGCGGGTGCCCCACACATCGCCGCACCGGCGTGCACAACGCGAATCAGGATTCCGGCATGCCGGCGATCAGATGATCGCGTGCGATGTGGATGATTTCGTCGTCGTCGGTCGAACTGGTGCCAAGCCACGGGCGCGCCGGCGTTCGCCGATGCGGATCCTTGCTGCCGAACTGATGGACAGCACCATAGACCGCATTGGTGCCCACCAGCACCGCCGCGTCGCCGTCCAGCTGCCAGGCGAGTTGGTCGCCGAGCATGTGGTAATCAAACTTGAGTATCGGCACGCCGGGACGCACCTTGCGCTTCCACCGCGCATAGGATGGCTCCAGCGCACGCCAACGCTGGCCGCTCGGGTCGACCTGACGCACACCGCGATCGCGCGTGGAGCCGAGCATGTATTCGCCGATGTGCGAGAGCAGCAGCTTGCGGCCGTCGCTATCCAGGCGACCGGCGACGTAGTCGAGTCCCGCGAGCGCGGTGCTGACGTCGTATTCCAGTTGCAGCTTCGCACCGGCCATCAGAGTTTCCCCTTCACCAGTTGCAGGCCGCCGGTAAGCAGACGCGCGCGCAGGTCCGGCAGGTTGGCGGTCTCGGTGCCCGCGTACGTGTTCACCGCGTCCGTGCCTTCGCCCATGCGCACGATGCTGACCACGCCCTTGCCCACGAACAGCAGATTGCCGGTCTGCTGGTCGAACAGCACCACGCTGGCATCGCGCAGCGCGGCTGGCAGCGTGGGCGATGACGCCGCGGTGAGCGCCGCATCGCCGGCAGCGATCGGCGCGGTCGACGGCGTCACGCCCAGCGCCTGCAGGCTGCGCACCAGGACCGGGTCGAGCGCGCCGATCATCACGGCAGCCTCGGCCAGCTGCTCGGCTTTCACCGCCGCCTTGAGCGCGGTGTAGGTGGCATCGAGCGCGGTCTGCGCACGCGGCAGATCCATGATCGGCTTGAGCGCACCGGCGCCCAGCGCGGCCGGCAGTTTCGTCGCCTTGGTCAGCGTGCCTTGGGCGAGCTGCTCGAACGCGCTGGCGCCGGGGATATAACCAAAGCCCGGATCCACGCCTGCCGGTGTCATCACGATGAACGGGTGCGGGCCGCGCTTGCCCACGATCACCTCTTGCATGTCGACGGCCGGCGCGGTGTCCGGGCCGCTCTTGCCCAGGCGTTTCATGCCGCGTGCATCGACCGCTTCGACGGTGCATTGGCAGCCCCAGCCGTTGGGGCCGAAGTGCGTGAGCCACCACGAATCGTCCGCCAGCAGCACCAGGTTGTTCCAGGACAGATGCAGCGGCCGCGGATGCATCACGGCATCGCTGTGCCGATAGCGCCAGTACGGCATCACCCGCTTGAGCGACTGCAGCTGAGCGTAGCGGCCGGCCGCGTAGCTGGTGCGCAGGTTCGTCTCGTAGATGACGCGCGTGCGCCAGTTGCGCCCGCCGGTGTAATCCCAGCCGTACTTCGCGACGATCTTGTCGAAGTCGGCACGGAACGCCGGCAGGCCGGTGCCGTCGGCGATCGCGCGGTCGATCGCCGCGCGCAGATCGATGAGCAGGTCGATGCGATTGGCGCCGGCCACCATGAAGCCGTGGTCGTGCTGCGCCAGCCACAGATCCGTCCATCGCTCGGTGAGGACGTTGCGCTTGCGCCGGAAGAAGGCGATCTGCTCCTTGAAAGGGAGCGAACCGTACGCGACAGAACCGTCAGCCATGACGGCGCGCGCGCCTGATCAGCGCGCCCAACCAATCGGCGTGATTCCAATCCCACGTGGATGGCTTCAGGCCCAGGCGTGTCACCTCGCGGCGGAGCCAGCGGATGTGTATGCGGCGCTGGTGTGCGTTCACTGGCCGGCCTCCTGCAACACTTCGTAGCGGCCTGCCAGCGCAGCCGCGGCCAAGCCTTCCTGCATCGCCGCCGCGTACTGGTCCAGCGTCATGTTCGGCAGCAGATCCAGCAGGCCATCGCGCAGCGCATCGAGCGAGTCCACCTGACCGGCCAGCGTGCGCACCTGGTCGAGCCAGGCTTCGGCCGCGGGCGCCACGTTGCGGCTGAGCTGGTCGACCATCTGCGCGGGCGGATCTTGCGGCTGCGTGGCGGGCGCGGCGAATTGCGCGCCGGGCTGGGCGTTGGCATCGGTCGGTGCGTTCGGGTCCAGACCCGGCGCATTGCTGACCGGCTCCCAGCCCTGGCCGTAGGTATCGGTGATATAGGCCAGCGTGGGTTTGTAGCCAAGCGCCTTGACCTTGCCGTCGCGTTCAGCGCGGGCGGTCAGATCCTCCGGCTCGGCGGTGACGCGGAACACGCGCGGCACCGCGGCGCCGGGGAAGTTCTTCTCGGTGAGCCAGCGCGCGGGGCCGAGGTTCCAGCTCTCGCATACCAGGTCAGCGTCGGCTTTGATGATGTCCGCGCGCACGTCGCCCTGCAGCTTGTCATTGCCCAGCTTGCCCGGCGTGCCGCTGGTGCTGGCGGTCTGGCCCAACACCACCTTGGCGATGGTGGCGTTCATCGCATCCTGCAGGGCCTTGTAGTCGGCGCTGCCGCTGCGCGCGGCTTCCAGCAGCTCCACCTCCATGCCCTTGGGCATGATGATGCCGCTGTCAGTCTGGATAGCGCGCACCGCCTGCAGTAGCTTGGCGCGCTCGCCGTCGCTGGCGGTGCCATCGTATTTGCCCACCGCAGTGGGCATGCCGAACTTCTCCAGGAAGATCAACCAGAACTTGAGGCCGTTGCGCTTGAACAGCACGGGCCAATACAGCCAGTGCGCGAGGCCGAGGCCGTAGGGTTCGTCATCGTTGTCGGCGCCGGTCGAGAAGTTCCAGAAGTACGGCGCCTCGGCCGGGATGCCTTCGAGCATGTGCTCATAGGTCAGCAGGCGCAGGTCCATTTCCTTGCCGAACCGGAAGCGGCGGCGGTTGCGTACCTTCACCTGCTTGATGCCCAGGCGGTTGCCCTGCACCTCGTAAATCAGCTCGGACACGGCATAGCCGTAGAACACGCCGAACAGCATCTTGGCGGTGAGGTTGTCCCAGCCGATCGCCTGCAACTGCTCGCGCATGAAGTCCGCCGCGGCTTTGTCGATCGCACGCTTGCCGCCGACGTCTACCTGCCACTCGCACGACACCACGGCCAACTGACGCTGATCGAAGGCGCTCTTCACCTCGGGGTCGGAATAGACCTGTTCGTACAGGGTCAGGTCGCCGCCGCGGTTGCGCAGCACGCTGTCGTACGGCGCGAGCAGCGGGCCGGTATAGCCGCGCGTGATGTCGATGCCATCGGCGGTGGTGGCGATCTCGCGATCGGGCTGGATTGCAGTCTGTTCGCTCATGAGCCGAAGCCTCCGAAGTCATTGCCGCCCGGCACGGTGCCGAAGCCGGTGTCGCCGAAGCCGCGGCCGATCAGGTCGGCAGCGTGCACGCTAAGGCGCGGGCCGGCCGACAAGAATTCGAGCGGCACGCGCACGTTGCCCGTGATGAGGTTGAAGGCGCCGCTGAAAGCGTCGACCTGGTCGTCGTGGCCACCGCGCGGGAACGCCTCGAGCTCGGCGAGGAACGCTTCGTTCCACGGGCCGCGCACCAGGCGGATGCGGCCGTGCTC